ACAGGTAGATAGCTACAGTTATATGCTGCCGTGTTGTCTCTCTCAAGTGCAGAACCTGCAGTCATCAAAGCTCTCATAGACGGCATAACCTCTAGGTTTTTTATTGCTTCAAAGATCTGCTGTTTAGGCAAGTGTCCTTTTACTTTTTCAGTAATATAGTCCACATATCTTTGCACAGTTTCATCCCATGTTTCTCTTCTGTTCTCTTCATCAATCCATCTAGCATATCTAGATATTGCAATAAATTTTTGATAATCATTCATATTAATCCTCCAATGTTATTCGAATGTGTTTTACTTTTAGTCCATCAATATCATAGATAAACTCTTCTAAGGCTTGTTGTATCTCTTCACTAGGATCACCGTCAGCAGGAACAGGATACTCGTCTTTATCTAGATCAAGAGTAAGATATACTTTAACAACCATCACTCAACTCAATACCAAAGCTTGTACCCATAACGTCAGGTGCTTCTTCTTTCTTTTTGATCTCAATCAAACGACTAAGATACCACTGTGCTTTTTCTAGGTCTTGCACACCATTCTTATATCTATATCTCCAAAGATACTTAATAATATTACCCTGCAAATAATATTCGTATCGCTCTCCTGTAGCAGACTGAATAGCTTCGATGCACTCTACTCCATATTTATTATAATGTGGTGGATTATTTACCATGTCTTTATCCTTACAATTCATTTCCCATTTTGCCATATCATGCACTCCCATTTAGTTTCTCTTTCATTGCTTTAAAGTCTACCCTAATTACGTTGTTATGTCTAGCAACAACTTTAGGTTTTGTCTCATCTTCTATTTCTTTTCTAACGATTTGATAAACTTTCTTTGACCACTCTTCATCTGTTCTAAGTAAGTCAATACCTACAAGACACATTCTTGAAAAGAACATAATGTCATTGAAGTCTCTGTCAGATAGTGGGTTGTGTACTGAGTCTATAACTTGTAAATGTACATCCCCTGTCCAGTTTTTCTGATGGTCAAGTATAGGTTTAACACGAATAATTATATCTTGATTATCTAATCTTAGGTGTAGATCCTTAAATCCATTCTCGTTCTGTGTCATTTATATCTCCTTATAATTTTTTTACCTGAGAACTTTATGAACTCAGGATGTGGTTTCTTTTTACGTTCTTTCAACCAGTCCTCTGGTATAATCCTGTCGTGATATTTAAAGTTATTCTTCTCACACCACATACCATAGGTAGTTTTAGAACCCTTCTGTAATTTTCTTCTACTACTTGTAAACACAAAACGTATGTCTAGCTTGGGGTGCTGTTGTTGTATACATATGTGCTTCCGTCTGTCTGCTACGGTAAACAATCCTTTTGTTTCTATTATTATGCCGTTAGGTAGCACAAAGTCAGGTGTGTATTGTCTGTAAGCTAAGTCTTCCCACTCTATCTTGATACCCTCGTAGATATATTTTATCTTTAGTTCATCAAGAAACTCTGAAAGCTTAACCTCAAGCCCACTACGATAGCCTAACTTACGTGCTACCTGATACTGTTTAGAAGTGTATAGCAACTACCACCAGACAGAGTACGTCCTCGACAGAGGAACGTGCCTATCTCCATATAGAGCTTTTGCTTCTGCAAGGTATGCTTCTTTTGCAATATTATAGGCAGCATACTTTTTATCAGTATATGCTTTCTTCATATCCGAAAGCTGTGTTTCTAAATCGGAGATCTGTTCAGCCATCTCCTCTAGTGTAGGTTCTTTTTTTGTCATATAAGTTTCTCCTTTCCTATTTCTACATATGAAACAATCTTTGGCTCTCTTGCCTGTGATACCAACGAGGGTATCTCCTGCAAGGTTGACCAACAGGCTTGCTTGTATCTACAAAAAGAACATGTCTTTGTAAGAACTTTATTGCCTGTAGGCTTACCTCTGAATGTTTCTTCAACTGGTTCAAAACATCTCTTAAACTCGTTACTCTCAACTACATCTAAGTTAGAAGATAGTTTATCTATCTCCTTTGTCAAGTCCAAACCGTCAGCAGGTACATATTTAAAGTTACCATTAGCTTTATTTATGACCCACCATCCACCTGCCCTCTTGTTAAGAGCCTGTGCATACCCTGCTAACTGTCCCACATATCCAAATGTGTCACCATCAGCGAGTGTATCAAACGATTGAAACTTATTCTTATAAGACCAATCTGATGCAGACTTAATATCATCCACAGCATCGTCCATAACTATGTCGTATGTACCCTCAATCTTAGAATCAATCTTGAGTTCCATACTAACCTTCTTGGAGTCATCGTAGGCAACACCTGCCTGTCTAAGCAGACCTTTGAATACAGCTTCTACGATATCTCCTAACATCATGTTCATCACAAAGTTATTAGGAAGGGGTAGTGCTTTCTCAGGTTGGTTCTTCTCAAACCAAAGCTGACAGGTAGGCTTACCTATGTTAGACATACGTAGTCTAAACTCTTTCCTGTTATTCTGTGAGCCAAACTGACGGTGTAAGGCTTCTTTAATATCCTCTGCAATCTTGTCGATGTTTGCATCAGACAATACCTTCTCACCGTCAGTAGCCTTATCCAAGAACCGATGCAGTGCTAACTCTGCTTTATGGTTCATGATTACTGAACTTTATCTTCAGATGTTATGTCAATGAAAGACTCAACGAGTTCCTTGTCCACACTCTCGTTGTTGTGTGCAAGCTCGTTGTGCTTACCGATGACCCATTGATTGACACCCTGTATCCAAGATTGGAAGCTAACAAAATGCTCCTCGTCAGCAGGAGTAATCTTAACCTTGTTAGATACATCCAGAGATGACTTGGTAACATAGAAGCTATTACCGTTTGGTAACTTCCTCTCACTAGTCTCAACCTTAGTTAAGAACTCTAGAGGTTTTACATTAAGCTGTGCAGACTTGGCAACTACAGCATCAACGTCTTTTGAAGACTCTGCATTCTGTATGTCCCAAACAAAAGGCACAACTCCAAGATCTGCGTCAACTAGATCACTGCCCTCTTGCTTCAATGCACCGTCAAAGTTAGCAAGACCAAGCACAACTCTAACCTCTTTAACAGATCGGATCAAAGCTTTCCTGTTGTCAGGCAAGGCATCAAAGTCTTCCTTTGCCATGAAACCAGATGCTCTACCACAGTTGTAACCACCATCGGTATCCTTTACATCCATGTCTCTAAGACCCTTCAGACTATCCGTCATTATGGTTCGGACAAAGTTGTTCTTTGCCGTGTCCCATCTCTTGTACATAAACCGTTGAAAGAAAAGCCTGTACTCAAGGTTCTCCTTAAAATAAACACCACCTTCATCGGGCATGTCAATCCTGAAAGATCCACCAGAAAGCTTTTCGATATTTACTTTCTTACCTTTGATCTCTTCAGTACCCATGATTGCACTGTTGTGTACTTTTAGTCTAGGCAACGTAACTCCAGAGGACTTCTTCTCTGTAGGTTGTTGCGTCATTCCCATAGCTTTCGCTATCATTTCTGGGCTATCGTTTAATGTTACTATATTCATATATTAATCTCCTTATAATTGAAAAGTGTTATAGTTATACCATCATACATCTTTAGTGTCAAGCCAGTTGTCACCTATTTTTGCATCTAATTTTAAGGGGACATTAAAGTCTATATTCCAACGAGTATTGATGAGGTTTTTCATTTCACTATTTATACTATTTACTATCTTTAGAACATCATCCACTTCTTCAGGATGAACGTCTATTACTATCGAATCATGCACAGTATTTACTATGCAACTATCCATATTCATGAGCATATTATCTATAGTCATGAGAACTAGTGGTACAATATCTGCCGTAGCAAATGCTTGTACAGGATAATTCTTTATCTGTGTGAAGTGGGACACAGTGCCATTGCCACGTCTTACTACATCAGGAAAAGCAAACGATCTACCCGATGGTATCTTTATACGTCCTGTCTCTAGTGCTTCTTTAGCTAGAGTCTTGTGCCACTTAGCCACACCTTCATACTTTGAGCTGAACTGCTCGTAGTATGATGCTTCTGCTTCAGATCTGCCAAAGCCTGTAGCTCCATACAGGGGAGCAAACGTGTGTGCCTTTGCTTCTTGCCTAGACGTAGGCTGTCCTGCGTCAGTGATAACCTGTGCAGTGTAGCTGTGTACGTCAAAGCCTTCCTCTATCTCTTTTATAGCTGTGGCATCCTGTGATAAATAGGCAGCAGTCCTGAACTCTAGCTGTGCAAAGTCAGCTTCTAGTATCTTGCCACCTTCCCATCGGGACACAAAGATCTTCTTCACAGGAAACGTACCACCTCTAGGCATATTCTGCATGTTAGGGTCTGCACCACTGAATCGTCCTGTGGATGTACGGTGTTGTAGTAATCTAACATGTAGCTTACCATCAGGCTTGGTGTATGTAGATATACCCTCAACAAACGAGGACAGATATGTCTCTAGTGCAGACAATCTACGCACACGCTTGAGAAACAACTCTGCCTTGGTATTATTACTACGTTTGGCAAAATGTTCTAGCACTTCAAGATTAATCTTATTTGTACTAAACCCATTGGCACTCACCCACTTAGCTGTAGGTGGACTGAATCTAAGACCTGCTATCTGATTTGGTCTGTCTTCATATAACCAACCAGACTCATTGCAGTTAGGACATTTGTTTGGTTTCTTAAACGGTGTACCATTCTTCTTGACCTTAGTAATATATCCACGTCCTCTGCACATAAGACAAGTCTTAGCTGATACCTTATACAGAACCTCACTGTGTTCGCTGACTGACCTGTTGAAGTCTGCCTTGTTCATATAGGGTTCAAAGAAGTTGCCCCATGTAGATTTATCTTTTGGTTTACGGCTGTAGATAACCCAAGACAATTGCTCTGGACTGTTGAGATTGATAGGTCTATCACCCATGAGATCCTGCACCTGCTGTCCAAGCTCACGTATGATGTCCTGCTTTTCTTTCTCAAACTCTTTTCTAACGTCATCAAGTTTGTCAAGGTCAACCTTAAAACCACGAGCATATATCTTACATAGACACACAGCCACCATGTT